AAGGGATCACAGTGACTGTGACACTGAGGAGAAGTGTCGGGAGAACCGGTACAAGGACTGGGAGAACTCCCACGACACCACTGAGTGCGGAGGGATGCAGAACCACTGCCAGCTCTGCATGCACATCTGGTAACCAAGGAGGACGAATAACTGTTATGTCCACTGATCTCGAAGTTCTGTCGCCTCGCAACCTCGGCGGGCTGAAGATCCTGAAGGCACACGAGCGACCGCCGTACATGAACATCCTGTTCTACGGCGACCCAGGTGTCGGCAAGACGCGGCTGTCGGGCACCGCGGACAGCGTTCCGGAGATGCGGAAGGTGCTCTTCGTCGACCTCGAAGGCGGCACGCTCACCCTCACGCACACCAACCCGAACGTCGACATCGTTCGCGTGACGTCGTGGGACGAGATGCAGGGAGTGTACGACGCTCTGCTCGCCGGCAACCACGACTACTCCACTGTGGTGTTGGACTCGCTGACCGAGATCCAGAAGTTCAACATGTACAGTATCATGAAGGGTCTCGTCGAGTTCGACAGCGACCGCGACCCCGACGTTCCCGGGATGAGGGAGTGGGGCAAGAACCTGGAACAGATGCGGAAGTTCGTCCGTGCGTTCCGGGATCTCCCCATGCACACGATCTTCACGGCCTTGATGAAGAACGACAAGGACAAGAAGACCGGCCTCTCCCAGCGGAAGCCCAGCCTGTCTGGCAAGCTGGCCGACGACATCGCCGGCTTCCTGGACATCGTGTGCTACATGTACATCAAGGAGGTGGATGGAGAACAGACACGCCTGCTGCTCACTTCGGCAACGGACGAGATCGTTGCCAAGGACAGGACGGGCAAGCTGCCGGTCGTCATGGTCAACCCCGACATGACGGACCTGCTCGCCCTCATCAACGCCCAGTCGGCGCCTGAGGTAGCGATCATCGGCAACTGATTACAGAACGACTGCTACAGACAACTGAACAACTGCTACAGACTAGGAGATCCGCATGAGCGGATTGCGTGTCAACTTCAGCGGTGACGAGGCGTCTTCCGAGGCGAGGAGTGCTGAACTCCTTCCGCGGGGCGACTACCACACGCGTCTCACGGACGTTGACTACCGTGAGGTCCGTGAGGGCAAGAACGAGGGCAAGCCGTACTGGAACCTGGAGTTCACCATCCAGTCCGGCCCGTACGAGGACCGCAAGGTCTGGACGAACTGCATGCTGTTCGAGCCGGCTCTGTACACCCTCGCTCAGCTGCTGAAGTCCTGCGGCTACGACATCGAAGAGGGCGAGTTCACGGTCCCGGACCCTGACGAGCTCATCGGCCGCGAGATGGTCGCTGTCGTGTCCGTGAAGGGCAAGAGCAAGAACAAGCAGACCGGCGAAGAGTACGAGCCGCGCAACGAGGTGAAGGGCATCAAGAAGTACGACGCCGACACCTTCAAGCAGCCCGTCGCCGGGGCCGCTGGCAAGTCGAGTGGGAAGAGCAACCTCCTCCCGTAGTGTGACATGAGGACCGTGGGCCTAGCACTAGGTAAGAGCGGCCTGTGTCCGCACAGGGAGGCGCGACGTGGTGAATCACGTATATGAGTGCCAAGTAGTACGAGCTACCGCCGCCCACATCCTCCCTCGAGGAGAACCATGGCCAAGCAGATCGAGACGTTCTTCAAGCACTTGCTCGGTCCGACAGCGAGAGGCTGGGTATGCATTGCAACATTGGAACCTACGGGTGAGAACTTCAAGGAGAGGTTCTTTGCGTATCCCGACAACCTAGGGTCGATGCTCGACTTCATCGACAAGTGCACACCTACGCACAACGTGTACTTCTGTCCTCAACTGCTTCGCTCCGCTTCGCGGAAGAAGGACAACGTCTCCATCTGTACAGCGGCCTGGGCGGACTTGGATGAATGCGATCCGAGCAACATGCTCGTGCGTCCGACGATCACGGTGGAGTCGTCGCCCCTAAGATACCAGGCGTACTGGGTCTTCGAGGACAACTCAGACGCCGAGCAGGCACAGGACATCAGCAAGCGCATCGCCTACTACCACTCCTTCCAAGGTGCGGACCGTAGCGGTTGGGACCTGACGCAGCTCCTCCGTGTGCCAGGCACGTTCAACAAGAAGCCAGCCTACGGTGAAGCCGTCGTCAAGATCACCGAAGCGAACCGGAACAAGTATCGCTTCGAGGACTTCAAGAAGTATCCGGCAGTCACCAACGAAGTCGACATGGGCGAGTTCCCCTACCCAGGCGAGCACCTGGAGGGGGTCTCTGGGGAAGAAGTACTCGTCAAGCACGAGGACACACTTCCGCCCCACGCACGCTTCCTGTTCGAGAACGAACCAGACAGAGAAGCAGCCGAAGGCTGGAGTGGGCAGCTCTGGAAGCTGCAGATGGTTCTGTTCGAAGCAGACCTCCCGCGCGAAGATGTGTTCGTCATCGCACGTGACTCTGCCTGCAATAAGTACCGTCGTGACAACAAGCCGATGCACTACCTCTGGATCGAAGTCTGTCGGTCGTGGACACGTCACCAGGAGAACCGAAAGCTCCTGGCCGTAGACAACCCAGCAGACAAGCCCATCCAGCTCCTCACCAGTCAGGAACGTCTCGCGGTCGCAAACACGCGGACATTCATCGAGGAGTACATCGACTGGGCCAAGAGCCTCGGTGACGCTGCTGAGCAGTACCACCAGGCAGGTGCACTCGTCATCCTGTCGGCTCTCCTGAGTGGGTGTGTACGGCTCCCAACAAGCTTCGGCATGGTCAAGCCGAACATCTGGTTCATGATCCTGGCAGACACAACGTTGACGCGTAAGTCAACTGCCATGGACATCGCCATGGACCTTCTGGAGGAAGTCGACAGCTCTGCAATCCTCGCCACAGATGGTTCGATCGAAGGCCTCATGGGCTCGCTCGCAACGAGGCCTGGACAGCCTTCGATCTTCCTGCGTGACGAGTTCAGCGGTCTGCTGGAGGCGATCACCAAGAAGGACTACTACGCCGGCATGGCTGAGATGCTGACGAAGCTGTACGACGGAAAGCTTCAGAAGCGTGTCCTGAAGAAGGAAGTCATTGAGGTCAAGGATCCCACCCTTATCGTCTTCGCAGGCGGCATCAAGAACAAGGTGTGTGGACTCCTGACGCACGAGCACGTCAGCTCGGGCTTCATCCCGCGGTTCGTCTTCATCACGGCTGAAAGTAATGTTGACAACGTCAAGCCGCTCGGGCCACCAACCCTTCGGGATACCACAGGGCGGGAAAAGGTCCTTTCATCCATGAGGGACTTGAAGTCGCACTACTTCAGCGAGCCGCGCCTGTACAAGAATGACGAGGGGCGATTGGTGTACGAGACACCTCAGCCCACGGATGCACAGCTCACGTCGGTCGCGTGGAAGAGGTACAACGAACTCGAACTCGCGCTGACACAGGTTGCCCTGAAGTCACAGCACCCGGATCTCCTCACGCCGACATACGATCGCCTGTGCAAGTCAGCTCTCAAGACGGCTGTCCTGATCGCAGCAAGTCGGCAGAGGCCCAAGAACGGTCAGGTGACTGTAGAGCTGACTGATCTCCTTGTGGCAATCAGGTACCTGGAACAGTGGTACCTGTACACGAACGAGATCATCAACAACGTCGGCATCACACATGGTGAGCGGGAGTTCGAGAAGATCCTGCAGGCTGTGGTTCGTGAGCCGGGCGTTGCACGTAGCAAGCTGATGCAGCGCTACCACCTCACCGCACGCAATGCGGACTACGTCTTCGCTACTCTCGAGCAGCGAGGTCAAGTCGACAGGGTGAAGCAGGGAGGTACGGAAAGGCTTTTCCCATTCGGCAACCGACAGAAGTACGTCAAGAAGCCCGTCGTCAGTGGACTGAAGAACTACCTGTGAGGAAGAACATGACCAAGGTCATTGCCGTCGTCAGTGGCGGTATGGACAGCGTGACTGCCCTGTGGCGTATCGCGGACACCTCCGACGACATGCCCAACAACGTGCAGATGGTGTCGTTCAACTACGGCCAGAAGCACGTGAAGGAACTGGCGATGGCGGCGTGGCACGCCAACCACTTCGGCATCCAGCACCACATCATCGACCTCACGTCCATCACGGACCTGCTGGGAAGCTCTGCGCTGGTCAGCTCTTCGAAGGAAGAGGTGCCTGAGGGGCACTACGCCGCCGAGAACATGAAGGCGACCGTCGTTCCGAACCGCAACATGATGATGCTGGCGATCTCCTCGGCCATCGCGGTGAACTTCGGCGCGAAGTTCGTGCTCGCAGGCATGCACTCCGGTGACCACGCCATCTACCCGGACTGCCGTCCGGAGTTCGTCGACGCCTTCAACAAGACCGTGCGTACGGCAACCGAGGGCTTCAGCGACCCGGGCTTCAGGGTGTACACGCCGTACATCAACGTGCCCAAGGACGACATCGTCCGCGAGGGCCATCGGCTGAACCTCCCGTACGAGAAGACCTGGTCGTGCTACAAGGGTCAGCAGAACCACTGCGGCCTCTGCGGTACCTGCGTCGAACGGAAGGAGGCCTTCGAGCTCGCAGGGGTCACCGACCCCACCGTCTATGACAACTGACATGGCGCTTGCCTGGGCAGCAGGCTTCTTCGATGGTGAAGGTTGCGTTCGCATTCGACGCTACGCCCAGGACGGTAAGAACGGTACAGTCTTTGTGTCCGTAGGACAGAAGGACCCGCGACCACTCGAGAGGTTCGCAGACCTCTTTGGCCTAACGGTACGTGGACCGTATGGACCACGACACATGCACATGGTTCAAACCACAGGCCGAAAGGCAATCTGGGTTATGCAGCAGCTGTACCCACTGTTGTGCGGCCCGAAGCAAGAACAGTGGGACGCACTTGAAGTGTCCTACACCGACGGACGTACTGGAAAGGAATACGTCATGGACTTCGTCCTGAAGAACTACGACGCCTGATACAGACAGGAACCTGACACATGAACAAGGAATTCAAGATCGGCTTTATGGGCGCAGCGCTTGCGGAGTCTGCGGCATGGGCAGCACAGCAAACGGCAGGCGCCAAGCGCATCTGTGTTCCTTTCGCTGGGTCATGCAAGGACATCGCAGCGATGTGCCGTGAGGACACGATCATCGAGAGCTGGGACACTCAGCTCATCAGCCGCGCTGTGATCGAGGGCGTGTTCAAGGCGGAGAAGATCGAGTCGGCCATCGACAAGCCCCGCTTCAAGAAGGGCTTCATGTTCGAGGGACGGGGCATCCGTCGCATCGACGATCACTCTGCTGGACTGATCGACTTCGTCGGCGCTCACGGCACACTCGCTGACAAGGCCGCACTCTTCTCCGCGGCGGTCAGGTGCACACTGATGGGTCGCATGACTCACTGGGACTCCGACATCAACCGCTTCTGGGCCAAGTTCCAGAAGCAGTTGGAGTACCTGCAGGGGTTCACGAACATGCCGGGTGAGTTCATTCACCACGAGGCATCCGTGCTCGAGTGTGTGCCGCAGGGTGAGTACGACATTGCGCAGATCGATCCGCCGAAGATCGTTGACGTCGGCGGTGACATCTACTCCTCGTACTACAAGTCGCTCAACACCGCACTGGGTGGCACGTGCGAGTTGCCGCGGTGGACGTGGCGTGACACCGTCGGCAACCTCCGACAGATCTTCGACATGAACACAGGGCGCCTGCTCTTCATGTACGTGTCGGACGTTCGCCCGTCGGAAGGAGGGCAAGTGACGAGCACCGAAGAGGCGCAGCAGGTCGACGCGCCGAAGAAGAAGCCGACCATCGCAATCATCCCGTGCACGAACCAGAAGAGTGCCACGGGAGGTCCTGCGCGGGAAGTGTGGGTTGGTTCGCACTTCCAGCTCGTGCTCGCGCACGCGGAGTACTTCTACGACAAGGTGTACATCATGTCGTACAAGTACGGCCTCATCACACCGGAGACGGCGATCGATCCGTACGACATCAACATCAAGAACGAGCCGGCCGCCAAGCGCCTGAAGTGGTGGTACATGCTCCGCGAACAGATCCACACGTTCGTGAAGGAGCACGACCCGCTACTGATCGCGCTGTACACCGGCAACTTCGAGCGTGAGCGGATCATGCGCGAGTTCGTCAAGGCTGGCCTCCGCGAGGTCATCGTGCCGTGGCCGCATGCATCCACTGGCCAGCGGATGCAGCTCGTGTACGACGCCGAGCCACCCTTCTTCCTGGAGCACCTGGAGCAGGGTAACCTTTCCTCT